AGCTTGAGGATATTAATGATATTTCTGGTGTTGCAGCAGATCATGCAGGATATTTATTACAGAAGGATGGTGATGGGACATACTCGTTCACGAACAGCCTATCCAATATCACTCTTACCATTGGAGGGGATCAGGATTTTGCAGACTTTGATTTAACTTCAATCGACAAGTTAGAGTTTTACGATGCAGGTATTTATATTGATGGTGGGGCAGATGGTATCTTAGATATTACAGCGGATCAGGTTAGAATACACAACGCTGCGGCCGGAGCAAACGATGGTTTTTACGATGGAATGGTTAGAACCTACACAGTTGACTCTGGTGTAACGTCAGTATTTGGACAAGCCCTTCACGTTGATACTAACGGCGAATTAATTCTTGCCGATGGTGATGTGGCTTCTCAGGGTGCTATGCCAGCAATCGGATTAGCGGTTGAAGCAAGCACAGGGGCCAAGAAAGTATTAACCCAAGGTCTTATTTGTGAAGCAGATTGGGCGTGGACGGTTGGGGGAATGGTGTATGTGAGCGATGATCCTACGACCACAGAAGGATTGACGCAAACGGCTATTTCGACCACTGGCGATACGGTTCAGGTGGTGGGCGTTGCTACTCATGCCGACTGCATTGAGGTAAACATGGGCGGTTATAATTTAGTAGAGGTGCCGTGATGAGATATTTAGCTTGTTTATTAATTTTGCTTTTACCGTTTAGCGCATTAGCGGCAGGGGTGAATACTGTTGTAAATCCTGCTGTAGTTAATGGCGTAGCGGTTCCCGATGAAATTAATACGGTAACGGGGCTTGCATCAGCGGGTGGCACAGACTGGACAGCCGATGCCACCATGATTGCCCTGTATAATTTTGAGTCTGCCGGTATTGAACAAGATTCAAAAAGCACAAATCACCTTGACGATGCTGCTAATATTGATGCTCCGATAGCAGACACCACAGACGAGATTGAAGGACTACAGGCAGGAGATTACGCAGGGGGTAACGATAGCGGATCAGAATTAGTTTTGAGTAATGCTGACGCAGATTTTCCGATGAATGGGGCGGGTGATGGTGAGGTCACAATGGCCTGCTGGGTTATTATATCTACATTTTCAACAAGCGACTATATTTGTGCTAACGCTCAGAAATTTAATTTTACATTTGGATCAGACAATAAACTGGAAGCGTCAGCAAACGGAAGTGGTATCAACAGTTTTGTGGCCGATGCTGGATTAGATACCGGGAAATGGTTTGTTGCCATGGTCTATTCAGATTCCGCTGATTTTCTATATCTTTACTATCGTAAACTTGGTTCGGAAACATCTGCATGGGATTCAAACGCAGCAGACATAGCCACCCTTGACGATGTAAGTGGTGGTAGTTTTGTGGTGGGCGGTCTTGTTGATACAGACGGATCAGCAAATACGTTGCAGGGTTCTATTGATGCAATGGCAGTATTCAACGGCAAGGCGATGAGTCAGGCAGAACTTGACGGAGTTTTCACTAATGGATGGGATGGTGACGGATGGTAAGATTGAAGATAGTAATAGCAATATTGATTATGCTCATTTTCCCAAGCGTTGGTTTTGCAGCTACCATTTATTGCAATCCTAATAATTCCGGTGCAGAGGATGGAACCACAGAGAATACCGGATATAATACCCTTTGGGAAGCCATGAGTGCAATGTCGGCAAATGACACAATTATTGTATCGGATGGTGATTGGCACTTAACCGCAGATATGTCGATTACTGATAATCACGTTCCCGATTCAGGCACAGGTGGAAACTACTCCAAGATTCAAGCCGAGACAAATTGGGGTGTAAGGCTTCCACTGCTTGCAACATATACCGCTTCTGCCAGATCGTATGTTGAGATTCGTGGAATCATTTTTGACTCAAGCGACTCCCCCGCAAGCCACGTTTTAGACGATTGGCACCATACAAAAATTATCAAGTGTGGATTCTATGCCGGAAAACTCACAGAAGGAGCATTAACGAACAAGCATCTTTGTGGATTCGGAAGCGGTGACGATACAAGGGCAACGAATCAATATAATCTCATGGAAGACTGTATAGCATGGGGCGGGGGTAGATATTTATTCTATTCTAAGTTTGGCAAGTATAATATATTCAGGCGGTGTATTGCTCGTAGAGATTATCAGAATGGATTCTCAGGTCAGTTTTCTAACTTTAGGGCTTATGCTTGCGATAATCACCTTTACCAGAATTGTATCAGTATAGATTCAGACCAAACAGCAAATTACAATGGTGGCACTTTAAACGTGGAAGCATCTGGATATTGGATAGGCGATCAGTATGGCGCTGATGCAAATCAGATACGGGGCTGTATATCATTCAAAGACGTTCAGACTCCATATTATATTGCAGGGGCCGCAGGAGCAGGAACCTCTATTATATCAAATTCTGTTGCTATATCACCTACGCCTGGGTCAAACACTTTAAGTGGATTTATTGTTTCAAATAACACAAGCGTAACGGCTTCAAACATTCTCGGAATAGATGCTACCGATACGGGGCAGGATGGATTTTATAGAAAGAACAGCGGCACGTTTACAATCACAAACAGTATATTAAAGGACGTTGAGGACATTGGTATCTATAACGTCACAAATACTTATATTAACCAGTATAATGCAGGATCGGGGAGTTTTGGGACAGGTGTGCAGACTTATGACCCCGAAACTAACGGTTTGCTTTATCCTATGCGAATTGAAGCAGGGTCGAATCTATTAACAGATGGTGATGGTGGGACGCAGATAGGTCCGACTATTCTTAAAAAGTGGGGAACGTCTGAAACTATTTATGGTGAATCAGGATATAACACGGTTACAGGTGACGATCTTTGGCCTTGGGATGATGAAGACACGATACGCACCTTGATGCGAACTACGGTTGTTTCAGACGGAACCAGAGGTTATTGCGCTGCTGGTAAAACATTAACGAATTATATATGGAATATTCTTGGCAATGGGAGCTATCCTGATGCAATAGATTCTACCGCCCCTGAGTTTTCTTCATCTGCTATCGCTGCTAATGGAACTACCGTTACAGTTACTTTCAATGAAGTTGTCTCAACGAACAATATAGACACAGGTGATTTATTTCTGGACTGTGCAATCGAAGGCGATCCAATTAATCTGGCATATTCAAGTGGTGACGATACTGCCACGATTATCCTTACCGCTGCAAGCACAATAGGCTCAACCGACTCCTGTACACTTGACTACATTGGCGAAACTACTGAAATCATGGACGCATCAGCAAACGACCTTGCAGCTTTTAATACACAAGCCGTGACCAATGGCTCTACGATTGACGAAGTAGCACCCACGTTTGCCTCTGCATCTGTTGATCCCACTGGTGATGTTATCACGATAACTCTCACAGATGCGTCAGGTTCGGTGGTGGTTACAGGTTATGATACCGATGACTGTAATCTGGACTGTGATGGAGCAAGCGGAGCAGATGTAGGGTTGACCTATTCAGGTGGGTCATTGCTGTCGTGGGAATTTACACCAGGAAGCACGATTCAAAATGCTGAAACGTGTAATTTGGATTGCACACTTGGATCTGGTGATATCACTGACCCAAGCAGTAACGATATGCTGACCATCGAAAATGAGGTTGTGTCAAATAACTCAGGCACAGGGCTTGTGAATACAATCACCATAGGTGGTGGAGACAAGACAGTGACCGTTGATGGTGGGTCGCATACAGTGTCATGGTAAGGCGAGTCGGGGGCCATGCTGACACATCGACCCCAATCAGGAAAGCGGAATGATTAGGGCTGAAATCAAATAACACAACAAACTTGAATTGGAAAGCGGATAATGAACGATGAACGGCGCAGAAGTTACGATGTAGACATAGCAGAAATAAAGGTCATGCTTGTTGCCAATAATAAGTTGACGCAGAAAACACACGACACAATTCACGGCAACGGCAAGGAAGGATTGAAAACTAAAGTCGGCAAACTTGGCATACAGGTCAAGCTATTGTACGGCTTTTTTATTTTAGCAGCGGGTGCGGCTATTAAAAAGGCGTTCTTTTAATGAATAAATTTAGTCAGTCATCATTGACCAAACTCAATTCCTGCCACGAATTACTGCAAGACGTATTTAACTCGGTTATTCAGGTAGTTGACTGTACTATCGTGCAAGGACATAGGGGTGAGCTTGAGCAGATGCGACTATTTAATATCGGCAACTCAAGGGTGAGATACCCCAACTCCGGTCATAATTCAAGACCATCTATGGCAGTAGACGTTGTGCCGTACCCGATTGATTGGATAGACTACAGACGCTTCTGCTACTTCGCAGGGATTGTGTTGGGAGTGGCGGGAGAGAAGGGAATAAAACTAAGGTGGGGTGGCGATTGGAATATGGACACCCAACTAAAAGATAATTCGTTTAACGATTATCCGCACTTTGAATTGAGGGGAGTATAATGGCTTTTGACATAAAAGATTTAAGTGGTTTAGGTAGTGCGTTTGAGTTTGGTAGCACCATCATAGAAAGGTTTTTCCCGAAGGATGCCACAGCCGAAGACAAGGCGAGAGCAATTAAGGAGATGGTGCCTATTTTGGAAGCAAGGGATGACACCGTAACCAACGCACAAAGGGACATTATCGTAGCTGAGATGGCCCAACAGGACAACTTCACCAAGAGGGCAAGGCCGATGGTAGTCTATTGCGGTTTAGCCTTCATATTCCTTGTCCACGTTCTTGTACCCTGCGTTATCAAGACGATACTAATGATTAAGATTGCAACCCTCACGCCCGAACAAATCGTAGGACTCAGGGAATACATGAGCATGACCCTCCCCGGTGAATTTTGGATGGCTTGGGGAAGCGTAGTTTCCGTGTGGAGCATAGGCAGAACCTTTGAAAAGAACGGTGCCACGAACAAGATAGTTTCGATGCTTACTGGCGGTAATAAGAAATAACACAATATATGTACATTTCCCTTGACAGCATACAATATAGATGGTATGGTGTAGGTACGGGCTTGAACTACGGCCTTAATCATACCGGAGAATTGACATGCGTGAACATCCGTGGAACACAAAACTCATAAGGTCTTGGATTGGCATGAAGGATGAAAAACCAATATCCGTGTACCTTGTCGATGGAACAAAGATTTCAATTGAACGAGATGGAGGGCTTGGGGCTTGGTTGAGCATTGGACCGTCACCGGAAGTTTGCGAAGATGGGGGTAAATAATGTCTATATCAGATAAGCGAATACTTGAAGTCAAGGACTTATTGGAAGCAGCACCTTGGAACTATGATGCAGCAAAGCGATTTGAAGAAGGTAGCTTTATAGCGCAGCAATATAATGTATCTCAATCAACGGCAGAACGCTACATCCGATTGGCAAACGCATACGACAAGCCAAAGCCCAACCTACCAAAGATACTCTTAATCGACATTGAAACAGCATTGGCACTTGCACACGTTTGGGGACCGGGGTATGGCATCAACGTCAACCCTGACCAAATCTACAAACCGTGGCACATCATATGCTTTGCGGCGAAATGGTTACTAAGCGGTGATATATTCGGGGAATGTATTACGGCAGAAGAAATACTAAGGCGTGACGATAGGCGGGTGGTTGACGCACTATGGAACCTGATGGAAGAAGCAGACATTATCATCGCTCAGAACGGTGATAAGTTTGACATACGCAAAATCAACGCACGACTTCTTACCCACGGTTACTTGCCAACCTCACCATTCCAAACCATAGACACGCTGAAACAATCTCGCAAAATACAGTCTCCCGGTTCACACAAACAGGACGAACTCGCCAAGCAATTCAAACTTCCACGCAAGAAGAAAACCGACTTTGAGTTATGGGTACGCTGTAGCGAGGGTGAACAAAAAGCACTCGACTATATGTTTGAATACTGTATGGGCGATATTGAAACCCTTGAAGGTGTTTACCTCTACCTACGACCTTGGATGAAGTCGCATCCATCCCTTGCCCTGTTCTGCGATAATAACACACCCATCTGTGAGCATTGTATGTCTGAATCGCTTGATAAAGACATTGGATATTTCATAACTACGGTTAGCAAATTCCCTGCGTACCGATGTAAAACGTGCGGTGCTATTAATCGGGGTAGATTTAACGTGCTGAACAAGGAAGATCGTAAACACTTATTAATCTCAACAGCAAGATAGGAGAGGGGAGAATGAAGAAACTATTTATCGCATTATTGGCAATCATGCTCCTCTTTTCATGTGCGTCAATGCAGAAGGGTGAAGCTGAAAGGCGTATTGGACCCTGTGTGGGAAGTAGTCTAAGCCTACCGGGGTTCATGGCGTGTTACCGTGACATTGACCACGATGGTAAACCCGACATTGTTTTAATATATTCGTGGGATGGTGCGATACTTGAGATATACGATGTCATGTTGCTGGATGAATATGAAGTGCTTGTGGGGGATAAATAATGACAGACATAATAAAATTCAAACCGAAAGACCCTATGTACCTTCTGCCATGTCAACGATGTGGCTCAATGATATGGGCAATCGTGTGTGATGGTGACACAATATCAAGCATTGTATGCCCTACGGAAGATTGCGAATCCGTGTATGACTTTACCGATGAGGGGCTTGAGGTTCCGATGGGATGAAATGGCTCCTATTCGTCATACTGCCCATGCTAATACTGTGCTTAGTAATTAAGACACGCAGTATATGGTTGCTAATGTTCTCTGCGAAACGCAGAAGGATACGCAAGGATATACGATATTGGATAGAGGAACGGGAACGTGGACAAAGGCGAGTAAGCGAGGCAAGCGATAATCTAAGGCGGCTACGATAGCTGTTAATCCTTTCATGTACCCGCCAACGACATGTATAAGAAACGTGTCGATATTCACACTATACGTGATCTATAACGCTTTTGATGTTAGTCTGCATCTTTTTTGTTACCGACATCAATGTCGGTAGCAAACCTAATCGCTCTTGTACCTATCCCCGCACTTCGGGCATACTATCCACCATTGACCATGTTCATCCAAGAACGCCTCACAATTCCTAAACTCTCCCGGTCCTGAAAATTCGAATCCGCATTTACATGTCATTTTGCCTCCTCCATAGCCTTTGTTAGCCATAACGGACACCCCGCTGGAAATCCACCTTCTGTGTGAATCCAGAATTGCCCCTTGGGATGTTCGCAAAACGGGTTGTCGGTATTCGTATTCCCGCTTCTGTTCCACGGACATATTTCAAACCCACACTTTTCAACCTTCATGTTACCAATCCTCCCTATTGCCATTCCAATCTGTAGATGACCTATCCGCTACTATCTTAATCAGAACCTCGCACCCATTTTTGTATGGACACTCCTCGCACTCATCCAAGCCGTTGTGTTCACCTGTTCGCCAGCATAATATTTCACTTCCCATTTTCGCACCCCCGACAATACCCGCCCTGCTTCTTGCCACCCGCCTTGCAGAACGATTTGAGATATTGTGTGTCCTTATCTTTGGGACACGGGTTTTTGATTGAAATTCTTCTGCCCATTATTCCTTCTCCTTATGTCTTTTGACCCAAATGTGTATGCGTTTTTGTGTCAGAAATCTTGTCGTCCTTTGGTTCCCAGTTTATGTTTCCCCATCCACATTTTAAATATTGCCGCGCAGAAAGGCTACAGGGTTTTAATCTAATGCCAAGATAGTGTTTGCATGTACTACATTCTTTTTTCATTGATTTCTCCCATCTTGTCTACCGCTTCCATTCGCTTCTTGTTGGCATCGGGACCACCACCATGAATTTTTACAATATGGCAATCAAAGCACAGCGTAAGTAAATTATCCAGCGTGTCGCCACCCCCCTGACTACGAAACCGGCAATGATGGTACTGTGGCACAACCAAGTACGTTTCCCCGCAGAGTTGGCAAGTTAGCTTGTCACGGGTGTCGATTGCGTTTACGAGGGCTTTCCATGCAGCGGAGTCTCGCTTTAACTTGGTGCGCTTGGGTTTGGGTTGGGGCTTGATTAGCTTATACCCGCTTGACCCATTTCCGCTTTTTGCCACGACAACAGACTACGATATGTGTCAATAGCCGTGTTAAGGGCGTACACCTGCTTCTTGTTGGCATCGTACACGGCCTCTGCTACCCTGTACTTAAACAACAGGTTTGCTACCTGCCTATCACCCTTCGACAAGTCTTTGGCTGTTGTAATTGCACAACCCTCTGCCTTGAGTGATAGCAACTTCTTTGCATAGGAGATGTTATAATCTCGCTCTGCCTGTGCCATGCTTTCGGCAAGCGGAATCATTTCATCTACCTTGATAGACAGTTGGCGATTCTTTTCGATCATACCCCGCATTATTTGGTCTGGATTTTTCATTTCTTTTCCTTTGCCAAGTATTCGTTAAGTTCACCAATCCGTATCTGAAACTGGTCTGTGTCCAACCCCCAAAACTTGTACTTCTTTTCCTCTTTCTGTGTCAGATTCGTGCCACCTTCGGGTGCAAGCCCCGCATCGACAAGTAGCTTCTTCGCTTCGGATTTCTGTTCGGGCGTAGGCTCAACATATCCTTCCGGTATCGTTGTCTTCTTTTTCTGCTCCGCAACGTACTTGTTGTCGTCCCATTTCCCCAAGAACACATCAGCATTAAACCCAAGAAAAGAAAGTGCCTTGGTCAGCGTGTCGGTGATGATTTTCTTCACGCAATCCTTTTCCAACTTGATATTGTTTGCAACGGGAAACTCGCCATCGGGGTAGCGGAACATTCCGCTGAGAAACACATTCCCATCGCAGGGCGTTATGTCCATCGTCTTGAAACCCCATTTCGCACCGTACGGTCCCCACAATTCCGTTGCCCTCATAATCTGAGCGTATGCGTCAATCGCTGTGAACTTGCGTGTCCCGTATGAAACGGCTTTCGTTTCGTTTGGGTTCGTTTGGCATACCTGTTCCCATATTTTCATGTTGTCCATTATTTCCCCCTAACGTGTTGTTATTACATCAAAAAGCAATATCATCGTCTGCGTTTGACTGATCGTGAACCCCCGCCCCCGGAATCCAGTCATTCTCCAATACCTGCACAACCGCTTCCAGAAACGCAATCGCTTCTTCCCGTGACGATCCTATGGATAGTTTCCACGGTAGGCACTTCTCTATCGGTCTGTTGGGTTCCCCCTTTTCTGTTCGTGCTTGTGGGTAGCACCATTCTTTGTAGGTTTTATTGTCCTTGCCTTGCCTTGCCGACACAAGGCTCCACTCGCCACGATATTCATCCAACTCAATTCCTTCTCCGTATTCAGAATCTTTCTTTGGAAAAAACATTATTCCCCCCTTTCTTTAATTATAAGGTCTTCCATTCTTCGCATATCAGCCCGATACTCAGCCATTGCCTCTATTTTATACTCCGCTTGAGACCGATACTCATCACGAATCTCGTCCTCTATCTCATCTCTAAGCCCGATAACAATATTGTGTAGCGCCTCGATAATCGAATACGGGTCGCCATAAATACTAACATCGCCTATCCGCACATCTTCCACAAGCGTTTCAGCGGGTGCGTAATGCATTGAACCTGGACTCCGTGACCCTTCCTCGCCCTCATGCTCCCCGTCTATTTCAAGCTCTATTTCGATTGATTTTTTAATGGTAATCATGTTACCCCCTAATGAGTTTCTTCAACTCTGCCACGTCCATATAAATAGACTTACTGGTTTTGTAAATCATGTTACCCCCTAAAATGGTTCGCCCTCTTTTTTGGCATATTCGCTCTTGGGTTCCTGAAAGCCGTTGCCGAAAGGAACAAACACGGCAGTTGGCAAGTAGTTCTCGCTCCACGTTCCGTCTGACATTGTTGCTTGATTAATCTGAAACTGCGTATAAATCCAACCGCCCGGAACGCGGGTAATTACGGTTGAACCATTATCGGGTGTCATCGTTTCGTGCAACTTCATTTCGTAAATTTCTTCCATGCTACCCTACCTTTCGCTCCGACTCACGCCCTATGAAATAATTGCAGTTATTTTTAGTGTGAGCCGGAGCAAGTGTTTCTAAAAGTGTTCGTGCCATAGTTTGCTAATGACTTCTTCAAGTACTGGACCCCAAAACTGACCACCCTCGCCCGTCTCTGTGTCCTGTACCCAAATACCATCACCTTCACCGCTCATCATTGCGACTGTGAATTTGCCCACTTTGATTTTGTTTCGCTCTCCGTACATTCCTGAACCTAATTTTTCTTGTGTTTCCATAATTCCCCCTTAAAATCCGATTGGTCTAAATAAATAATACGTATCACACGTCGGGAACCCGTGGTCGGCAAGTTTCCCAAGCCACACGAGGCAGATGATTAGTGCTATGAGTATTGGTTTTAGCATAAGATTCCTTGTTGTTCGGGGGCGCAGAGCCTCGCCCCCGGTGGCATTGTGACTACACAGGCTGTTTGGGTTGATATTGCGGCTCTGTGCCATGTCCTAAAATCTCTTTCAAGTAATCTTCGTTTTCCGGTCTGTTTAATTCCAATTCGTATGACTCCCAAACCCTTTCGCACTCTTTACATTCCCGAAGTCGCCACACAAGGTTGCTTGCAAACGCACCCTTATGACCGATATGCTCTTTTCTGGAATCAAGCACCCGGCAATTCAAAATACAATGACACATCGTAATCCTCCACATCTTCTTGTTGGTCGGTGCTTTCGTCAAATGGTAGATCGTCAAGGAAGCTGTCGTATTCGCTTTCTAATGCTTGTTGTAGTTCCATGTTGCCCTCCTTGTGTTAGTGTTGAAATGACCATACCACCTATTAAATTCGTTTGTCAACCATTATCTTCATATTCCTGCAATAGGCACACGTTGCGAGATTTTTATTGACACGGCACATATATGATGCTATGGTGCGTTTAAGCTATAAATAAAAGGAGATTGATTATGGAATGGAATGACGAGCAAGAAATAAGTATTCCGATAGGATACCTATCAGACCACGTTACCAATTGGGAAGCGTTTTGTGGGGAAACAGGTCTTAACCCTTGGGTTCTCAACGAAGGGCTTGCGATTGAAAGCGACATCCTTGATGTAAAAATAAAACACTTACGCAAGTATGGTATATTGACATAAGGGGGAATCATGCAAATCACCGAAGAACAAGCTAAAATGGTAAACGAGTACGACTCGCTCAGAAAGACCATAGACGGGCTTAAGAAGATTATGTACCTACCTGCCTTCGCAACGCAAGCAAGCTCGTTTGAGAGGAACCTAGAGTCGATGGAAGCACAATTAAAGGTGCTACACGACAAGCTGCATCAGATTGTGGACATAGGCGAGACACCGCCCGACAAGATTAAGGTATTTCAGACCGAGGTGTCGATTGGAGTGTACCCATGAAAAATATTAAAAAAAGTTGCATTATCCCCTTGACAAACTACATATTAATGATTATAGTGTGTTTATGCAGATTCACAAATTAAATATTTTTTCATCGTTAAACTATGAAAAGTCGTGGAAGCCGTTACCCGCAAGGGCCGGAGGGTCTTTTGTGAACCCTGCAACTTCCACGGCTTTTCGTTTTTTAAGGAGTGTGTTATGATTTATGTAATTCAAGCAGGAGATGATGGACCAGTAAAAATCGGCAAAACAGAAAGAAACGTTTTGACAAGAATGGCTGAACTCCAAACAGGATGTCCAGATAAACTTAAATTGTTGTGGAAGTTTTATTCACGTATACCAAGCGAGAAGCAAATTCACAAAGACCTTGAATCTGAAAATATTTCAGGAGAGTGGTTTCGTCCATCGGAGAAGGTTTTTGGTTATATAGACGAAAATTTAGTGGAAACCCATGACGTTCTACTCAGGAACACCGCAATAGAGATAGGCGTTGATGAATTTATTGACGGAAGTATTCACATTGAAAGTAAGTTTTTCTCTATAAGCGTTCCCGCTGATGGAAATGTTGTTTTGTGGGTTAATAAGATATTGAAGGGGAAAGAGCTTCATGTCGTCCTGCCGGAAATTGCACGTTGGCAGAGGGTGAAAATATAACATGGCGAATATTACGGGAGGTTATTATATAAAGGCTAGGTGTGTTCAGGATTCTGAAATAGCACATTGTCCACCACACTTTAGAGAAATTTGGGATTGGTTTTTAAGAATGGCAAATCATGGCGATAGAAAAGTGTCAGGAAAAGTACTACAGCGTGGTCAGTTGTTAACGTCCTATAAAGACATTTCAGACGGTCTTTCATGGAAGGTTGGATACCGAGTTGAGAGGTATAAAAAGCACGAAATCCAGACCGCTACGAAGTGGCTTATGAAACATACAATGATACTTACTACGAGAACTACACGTGGCATGATAGTAACTATCCTAAATTATAACAAGTATCAGAACCCAAAAAACTACGAAACATACAACGAAACTACAATGAAACATACAATGAACCTACACGATAAACAAGAAGGTAAAGAATTAAAGAATAATATAATGCTTAAATTTAACAAGAAAGTAACCCTTCCTGACGGATTTTATCTTACAGACGAAATGAAAAAGTATGCTTCAAAGAAAAACTATGTTGGGAACCTTGACGATTTTACAGAAAACTTTATTCTTTCCTGTCAAACCAATCCCAATAAATACAAGTATCAGAATTGGTACGCTGCTTGGCAGAAGTGGTTACAAAACGACATGAAATATCATCCTGAAAATAAGGGAGAGGAAATGTTTCCAGTATGAACATAGACCAAATACCAACACACCTAACCCCGACAGAGGCGGAGCGATCTGAGGTAAGCGGTCAGTTTGGCGCACTCATGGCATCTAAAATTATCGAGTGGATGCAAGTGTCTGGTGATGACCGCCCGTTCCATAAGCGTGATATTGAAAAGGAAATCCTGCTTAAACTCAATAAGAACAACCCCGAATATAATATACTGCGTGGGGAGCAAATCAATCTTGCCTTGAAAACCCTGTGTAAGGCTGAGATAATAGAGCGTGCGCCAAACAAGCCCTATGGTTGGTACCGCCCTATAAATAAAGAGTTGGTAGAAATGGACGTACAGGGCGCAGAGGGAACGGATGTACCGATATGGTTGCCACTTGGGTTGAGCGACAAGATTAAGCTATTCCCAGGTGACTTGGCGATATTCGCAGGTGTTCCCAACGTTGGCAAGTCTGCTTTTTCCTTGAACATAGCCAAAGAGAACGCTGCAAAGGACTTTGAGGTACGGTATTTCAATAGCGAGATGTCAAGCGTGGAACTGAAAGAACGCATAGAGATGTTTGGGGACGGTTGGGAAGCATGGAAAGACGTACATTTTTACAGACGTTCAGAGAATTTCCACGATGTTGTGTTCCCCGGCGAGAACAATATTAACATAATCGACTTCCTACAGGTACACGATGATTTCTACAAGATAGGGCATACGCTGTTTGAGATACACAAGAGATTGAATGGTGCAATTTGCATTATTAATATGCAGAAAAACCCCGGTCAAGACACAGCGTTGGGTGGGTACAGGACGTTAGAACTTCCAAGATTGGCGATAGCGATAGAGCGAGGGAGTGCCAAGATAGTCAAGGCGAAAGCGTGGAAAAACAAGGATGCGAACCCCAACGGCAGTAAATGTAAATTTAAACTTATTCACGGGTGCAACCTACGACCCGCAGAATATATGGGATACGATTTTAAATGGCAAAACACGCAGGAAATGAAAGAGGAGGGGGTAACATGAAATATGTATTACGCAAGATTACAGATGACGAAATCACAATGTCAAGGGGCGCAGAGATGCTGAGTATTCCATTGACGGAACTAAGGCGAAAATTCATAGAAAGGGAGGCTAAAATGGGCGTAGATAGATACTTGGTCGCAACAAAGTGTATCCAAGAGGATGAGATAGTCGCAAACCTATACAGGGCGCATAACTACACAGACCCAAAATCACGATACGAATTATTGCAGGACATGTTAAGGGTATCTGCTCACGATTTTGACGACTACGAGGAAATTGACCTATTTTTCGAGGAATGTGCGAAGTGGGCAAATTGCAAGCTGCTCGACACGATTGTGGGGGATGGGTGCGTGGAGGTGGTGGACGAATGAGAATTTTAGCCTTAGACATGGCAACACACACCGGCTTTGCGGCAAACACAGATGACAATATGTCAGGCGTGGCACATTTCCCCGTTAAGCGTGGCGAATCCCCAGGTATGCGCTTCCTACGCTTCCGAGCATGGCTCTACGACACCTTAGAGGCTCTTGAGGGCGTTATTAATGTCATTGCATACGAAGCCCCACATCATCGTGGCGGGGCAGCTACAGCGGTAGGCGTGGGTATGGTGGCGATACTACAGGAATTTGCGGCAGAGCATGGAATTGAATTAATGGCGGTGCATACGGCAACGCTAAAAAAATATGCCACGGGAAACGGCAGGGCAAGCAAGGATGATATGATAGCCGCGGCAAAAATGAATGGGTGGGTGCCGGAGGACGATAACGAGGCAGATGCTATGTGGTTGTTATCTTACGCAATTAGCGAAATAGGAAGGTAATGAGCTTCAATAAAGACTATCCAAATCGTAAAGACCACCGCAAACCATACCGTGGACCTAAAGCGTTCGACCATACCTGACGCAATAACGGCTCATGTTCTTGGTGCAGGGACAACCGAACAAGGCAGGACAGGCGAGAAAGAGAGAAAGCAGAGGACAAGCTAAAGGGGGAATAATGATTCGAATAGGCAATTTCACAATGGAGTCGGACACAGATTGTGTAGTAGTGAATGAGATTGGTATTAGAAAAACGGGTAAGCATGTTGGAGATGAGTATGTCAAGCGATCACGATATTACCAAAACATCGGGCAGGCGTATATGTACTTGGTTGATTTTGGGGCGCAAGGGGAGGGAATGACGGAGTTGGGGCTTATATCAGATCGCATAGATTCGTTGAAGCAACAAATATTGGATGTGTTGTATGCTGATAAACCCGTTCCTGCTAACGTGAGGATAGAATGACGGGCATATCTCGACTTGGGGCATACACAACCATAGGTAAGGGTATTTAATGAGCATATACGACAACTGAGAGCGTTTTAGCAATAAAGGGGGAGAAATGACCAAATACGATACAAGATGCACAAACCACAAAACATGCGAAAAATCCGTCTGCGCCCCGGCGATATGCGAGGGCTTTGGGATGGGTCATGGGGTTGTTGTGGGGAAGGCGAGTTGCGAGGAATGTGTACACATGGGGTTTAGTGTATCATTAAAAAGAACGATATGCCATAAGGATGAATACGAGTGGTTTCCCGATAACGCACACGCATGTATTAATTTTGAAGCATTTGAGGAACCCGACACCACACCCGAACCAAGCGCACTTGACAGGCAGGTGGGCGGGAGTCATTACAAGGACATGAAAATTCAACCGTGGGAGTTCTTCTTTGCAAACAACCTACCATTCTACCAAGCAGACCCCATTAAACGCATCCTACGCTACAACAAGCCCACGGGCAAGGGGAAGGAAGACATTGACAAGGCTATCCACGAAATGGAGCTAATCAAGCAATCAGAGGGGTGGGAATGATGAAGCAATTAATATATCAGACGCTTATTGAACAAGGGAAATCAGATGGCGTTTGCATAAGCGGAATGTGTATTCATAGCGGATTAATCCATAATCAAATCATCGACCTTCCATTTTTTCTACCCAAAGGTAAGTCCATCAGGCTTACGAATACGGGAAGGTATTTTGAAATCAGCAACGTAGTAAGACCTGACAAGAAAGGCAAAGCATGAAAACATGCACCGAATGCAAATCATACGCCACCTGTACCGAGCTATGCAAAGAAGCGAGGGCATACGTCAACCAGGACACCGTTAGGGCGGGAAAAGCGTTGCCGATAGGCGAACCGAAGTCAAGCGTGGTGGATTGGCAAGGAAGCGATGAGGAAATGTGGGTGCTTGTGACACAGCTATACATGGACGGTATGGACGCAAGCGAAATCGCCTACCAACTGCCATGCTCAATAGGGTATATAAAAAGAATATTATCAGATGATTATGTGAAACATCGTGCAAGAAAAATCAGAAAGAAACCTATTGATATTATATGAAGTTATAGTTTTCGACTAAAAGAAAAAACCTTTTTTTATTAAATGGATAGGGTAGCTCCCGAAAAGCCGGACATATCTCACCGGCTTTCCACTTTAAACCATTGAGATGCCAGGAGATATTGGCAAGATGGTATGGGACAAAGAGAAGAAAGCAGCTTATAATAAAAAGTATAACAAAGAGTATATCTTAAAAAACAAAGACAAGGTATACGAGAGCGCAAGAAAATATCGTGAAAGACATAGGCAAGAACGAAACGAAGCGAGCAAGCGGTGGTATTTAGAAAACAGGGAAGTTATAGCTGCCAGGCAAAAGGAATATCGACAGAAAAACAAGGCCAAGATAGCTGCTCGTAGAAGAAAGAGATATCAAACAGACACAAAGCATAAGATAAAGCACAGAATTTCAGCGGGTATGAATCATTCCCTAAAGACTGGTAAGGGTGGCAGAAGTTGGTTAGCCCTTGTTCCATATACGCTTGACGATCTTATTAACAGATTAAAGGAAACGCTACCAGATGGTTATGAATGGGGCGATTTTAGCGACTTGCAAATCGATCATATCGTACCGGTATCCAAATTTAACTTTGAATCGCCAAAAGATGATGATTTTATAAGGTGCTGGGCGTTGTCGAACTTGCAATTGCTACCGGCACGAGAAAACATAATAAAGTCAAACAAACTCGACAAGCCATTCCAACCGTCATTGATCTTTAGTTAAAAAAAATAGAGCTAATCATTCATAGGGCATAAACTATATTAAACAGCCTAACGGCAAACTTAAACATGATGCTACACTTGATGGCTCTACACTAAACAATTTATGTCTTGTTGATGGGGAAGCGTTTTTGTGGGTAGAGGGGGATCTGATCAGTGAACCTGAACGCTATTAACGCTGAGTTAAAATTCGGGTACCCTCTTACCATCTGAGCGAACAGGACGCCACAAATTGACAGCCATAGCCTCTTGACAATGCTCAAATCTGGCTGTGTATAAACGCAAGCGGGTGCGTACTGCGACTAGAGGCGAAATATTCCCGGTGGTGCGTACCCTACACAAAATATGGCGAGTGGCGAAATGGATAGACGCAAGAGGCAGAGGTGATTGTTGTAACTCTACGGGAAGTATGTCCTCAAATGACTCCGTGTGCGGGTTTAAATCCCGCCTTGCCATTACAAACAGCGGTATAATATGATTTATTCCACATAACACGCACCAACAATGTGAATATCATGGCTGAACCAGACGCAAAATATAGCGAAGAAATAAAACACGAAGCATGGCAACGCGAACTTGACCGGCTACTCGCCAAGGCCAAGCGAAAACGCCAAGTATCGGGAGAGCCAATGGAAGACAAGGGAGCGTAGCGCGAGCCTTTGTAGCTCAGTTGGTAGAGTGCCCGCCTTGTAAGCGGAACGTCGTGGGTTCAATCCCTACCAGAGGCTCCAAAATAAAACAGATTAAGGGGGGAAGTAAGTGACAACTAATTGGTGCAAATACTATTATGTGTGGGTATGGCACGAGAAAGTCCGTGGATGGTATCAGGACTTCCGCTTTTGGTTTTCATTGAAAGCGCACTATCCAAGGCATACTGAAAGCAAATACTGCTGGTGTTATCCTGAGTGCGTTTATAAAGACCCCGAAACAGGGAATAAGGTCTTAGCTCACAACAGAATACAATAATAGGGGGAGAAATGACAATAGAACCTTTAATAGTAATACCAATAGTTTTGTTTATAGCCTTGGTTTTTGTTTTTGGGACTTTAGGCTAACAAAGCATTAAAATAAGGGGGCAAGTATGCAAGCTGCTATATTTGACATGGCGAATCGAACAGACTGTTGGCCGTGGTATTGGCTGTCATGGGGCGAAAAGGGCTATGGTTTTGCGGTTGTTGAAGCGTTCCCGGTTAAAGATGAAGACCCAGCTCCCGAACCCGGAAGCCAGCTTAAAATGGACGAAGGAAAATGGATGGGACACAACGGCGTGGAAATGATTATAGAATCAACAATTTCCGAACTAGAACAGCAGAATGGCGACACAATCTGTAGGTTTATAGCAAAGGCGCATGGACACTTAATGGGTTCTCATTTATGGGCGGCACCTTCGGCACCATCAGAACAAGAAAAGCCCCAAGGCGCGAACCAAGGGGCTGTGAATGGTTAGGGTTTAATCAGGACACGGTTACAAGTTTCCTTCAACACAATCAACCCGCTAAAATGAAGGATGCCCCCCTTTCGAGGGGCATGTGGGGCTATGAAAAAAAAATAATGGGATAGGGTCTCGAGCCTGACAAGCCGGAAATCTCACCGTCTTCCCATTTTTTAACATTGAGGTGTCATGGGAGATAATGACGTATGGTATGGGACAAAGAGAAGCAAAGGGAATGCAATAGAAAATATCAGCAAGAAAACAAAGAAGCAATAGCCAAGCACGCAAAAGAATACTGCCAGAAAAACAAAGAAGCAATAGCTCAGCGTAAAAAAGAATACTATCAGAAAAACAAAGAAGTGCTTTCTGCGAAACGGAAAATATATCTCAAGCAAAACAAGGGGATAAGACGCGCGTATCTGGAAAAAAACAAAGAAAAAATAAGAATATATCGAAGGGCATACTACCTTAAACACAAAGAGAAATTAAATAAGCAAGCGTCTGAATATATAACAAAAAGAAGAAAAACAGATTTATCGCTCAATATAAACGGCAGGGTTTCGAGGGGTATTAGGTATTCATTGAAAACCGGAAAGGGTGGCAAAAGCTGGCGTGACTTAGTTCCATACACGCTTGAACAGCTTGTTGAACGATTAAAAAGCACGCTCCCGCCAGGATATGTGTGGGAAGACTTGCTAAGTGGCGATAATCGAAATCGTGACGGATTACACATAGATCATATTATACCAATATCAAAGTTCAACTTTAAATCTCCACAAGACGATGATTTCAAGCGGTGCTGGGCGTTGTCAAACCTTCAACTATTACCCTCTATAGAGAACTACAAAAAAAACGATAGGATTGACAAGCCATTTCAGCCGCGGCTATGCTTCTCATAGAACGCAGAAAACCCCCTACCGTTAGTGGCGGTAGGGGGCATTAGGCTATTTGTCGTATAGTGAATCAAGGACGTCGTAACAATCATTACAAGCATCACCCACACACACCAACAAGCACTCTTGAACGCAAGCATCGTCAGAATCGCAAGCGAGGGCGGGGGCGGTGAGTAGCAAGGCTAAGATTAGTATTTTCATTTTTCCACCTTTCCAAAGCCGTCTTTTTCCATTTTTGCCATTTCAGCGTCAAAGCACTTAGGGCAGATGCCATGACTTGTACCTTTGCCGGGTTTTGTTCCCATGTTTTTATTACAATAGGCGCAGATTACCTTCATGTTGTAACCTCTCTTTCTATTAATCTGTTTATCCGTTTGCTAATAATTATCAGCGCATGGATTGCTTGCTTGCGCGACTTTCTGTTGCTTGCGAACTGGAACTTGACTTCTAATAACTCTTTAATTTGTTTCAGTGCTGTTAGCTCTTGCATTTTTTACCCCTTTCTTTTGATTAATGTTTATTGAAGACAACGTTTTTGTTTAATCTTGGAAGTTCCCAGCACATTCCGCAAGATTCACAATTGCCAGGGCAGTTTATTTCAGTTCCGTCGACTCTACTTTCGGACCCGTCTTGCATGTAAGCTATAGGGTATTTTGACTTTGGCATTGCAAGACCCGGCCAGGCGCTAAAAATGATCGAAAGGTTTTCTGGTATGTTTATGTTTTTATTTGTGAAATAACTATATCGTTTCGTGAAACATAAGAATTTAATATCAGGGAAAAGCCTCGCTGTTTCAATTATCATATTGCGATATGCAGTTGAAGGGATATCGCCGGAAACGTTGTACCGAAAATAACTGGGACCCTTTTTAGACAACCAAGTGTGAAAAGCTAATTTAAACAGCGCCGGGTTATTCGTGAAGCTATTAAGATTTTTTGTGTATGCATATCTCACACTCGGGTATAACCGCCAGGACTTCATGGCATAGCATTCTTTTGAACATGGTGCGCCCTTTCTACATGTTGTAATAGGTGGCAGTGAAATTGACGGAATAACGCCTAATTTTCTATTTCCATCTGATACAGTGATAATTTTCTTGATATCTTTTAACGATTTCATGTTCTGGCCCCTTTTTATGGCCCTGGCCGAAGCCAGGACCGGTTATATTTATTTAATGCAAGGCATTAGTAAAGCTTTTCTGTCGCCGGTGGTATTAATGAAACGAATAGGTTGTACGCTATACTTTACCGTTTCCGCTGTAAAAACATCTACTTCGAAGCTATCTTCTATTGAAGTAATATAATTGTACAGGGTCCAATTGACAGAAAGATTTTCAGGCAGCGTTCTAAGTATTGAAGCCAGGCCGTAAAAATGGTCGCCGTCAATAGAACATACTATATCAATATTCTTATAGGTAGTCAGATCAATATTAAACAGCTCGGCCCATGCGGGAAACTCGCTATCGGTTACCGGGTTAATAAGTATGAGTGATTTATTACGTTTCTCTACTTCATAAATGCCGTCTGGTATTGATAACACTTTCGCAGTTAAAAGAACATGGCCGTTGGTTCTGGTGGCGCTATTGTCCTTTACTTCTATTTGACGTTTCCAAAGCCTAACGTCTTGTTTATCGGCTTTTACACCAGTTAACCAATACAGCGAGTCATAGTCTAAATTGTTTTTTGAGATTTTCATTGTTTTATCCTTTCCGTTTAAAGTGTTAATCATGCTTATACATAAAGCATTATCTATGCCAAGTCATACAATAAATAGATAAGTCACTGAATAGATAGTGAATGATAGCAAATAAGGCAATGTAAGCATAAATCAAACTGAAACAAATATGGGTCAAAGTTATATTTAGATTATACTTAGTTATATATCGAGCATGTTGTAAGACGTTGAAATAATCACACTTATTAAGAAAAGGCGCAAAATTGTCACCAAAAGGCGCAAAATTGTCACCAAGCATAACAACGGATACAATGAAAGACAACCTACCTATAGAAGCAGACCAGGAAGCAGAACTCATAAGAAACTTAGGCTTGTACTCTACAGTAAAGGAAGCAGGGAAACAGGCGGGGTATAGCGAATCCTTTTGTCAAAGTGCTATTTACACGAAAATGAAACGTCCGAAGTTCCTGGATAAGGTAAGAGACTACTACAAATCAAATAACACAACCCTTTTACCCAAGATACTTAAAGCAGAAACAGACCTTTTAAACATCATCTTAAAAGAACCCGAAAAGCTATCCAAACACAATAACACTATCAAACAGATCAAACAGGCTGCCGGCATACTCGAGCATGACGATCAACCAAAGCAACAAACCATAAACATTAAAGCTGCACAGATGGTCATGCAACAGATAATCAACCCAGAACCAACAGCAATCGAGGGGGAAGTAATTGATTAAAGCAGAATACGACAATCTGAATGAAGCCAAAGCAGACATACTATCATCTATAAAGCCAAGTGACGGATCATACGCAACGGAGGCAATGAATACACGGCTAAGGGATGCGCTGGCATGTATAGAGAGAGCGTGTATGGCGTATAAGGCAAAACAGGGGGTATAGCATGGACCGAAGGAAGCACGATAGGTATAAGATACATATCGGCTGCACCTTAGAAACACCTTGGGGAACAGGCATTACAGCGTCAAAGGCATACATGGACGGGAACAGGGCAGCGAACAATCACATGAATAGGATATTCGAACAGATAGTGGGGATGCCACCGAACAGGATAGCAGGCGCATGTATGGGAGCTAACACAGGGATAGAGGCAGGGCAGGAAGGAACGGAGACAAGCGAGGAATTGGGCAGGGTTGTATCATACTAAGGACCGGGCGGGATTAACCTGCGCCCCTGCACACACCCAACCCCGTAAGCGTACACATACTGGTACATGTCGAGCATAGCAGCCCACTAAGCATGACGGTATGTATGACGGTAGTTATCAATCAAGCATGAGCATAGGTGTAGTGAATACAGCACGTTAGAGCATGGGTGTGAGTCCTTGTGCAGCACTCGAACAGGGCAGCAAGCCAGAGCATAGCATGGATTAACATATATACGCAGGGCCGGGGGGGGGGGGGGTCGAACGCATACCCCCTAATGGTATATATACTTACCAAGCACCGATTTTTATGAAGAAAAAGGGGGTCTTATGTTAATCATGGGAACAGCGAGGCCGGGGCTTCAAGCCTATACTACACAGCAGCCATTGCAGGATGCTGACATATACTCAATGTTGGCAACGCTAACGAATAAAGTAGCTAAATTAGAGCGTGAAATGGAAGCAAATAGAAGCATATTGGAGAAAATCAAAGCTACTTGGAGAAAACCGCTTGGCATGGACGATATATGCGGATATTGTGGCGGGGTCTTACCCCCGTGATATTTGAGACCTTGGAGAGTTAAGTGCTTGAAATCATTTACTGGGGCTTATTTTCGATATTGTGTTTATTAATTCTGCTAATCGTGTGTAATCGGGGATAATCGGGAAATAAGGGGGTATTGTGAGAGATATTGATGTAATTCCACACGAAAGGGACGCAACGGCAAAGGCGTTCTATAAAATGCTTGATTGGTATCTTCGTAAAAACAGGCAAATAATCCATCAGCGAGTGCAAGATGAGATTGAAAGAAAACCCTACTTTGGAATTAACAGATGAAATCCAAGCCTAAAAACATGTATAGCAAGGACCACAAAGTTACGAGCGACAAATACCGCAAGGGATATGATCGGATTAAATGGGGGAAGCATGTCGGAAATAAGAATTGACCACGTTTTGTGTGACGGAGGGGATATTTCCATATCTATTGAAGGTGACTCGTTTATCATAGACGACATCATTGGTATGGAGGTACATTATAAAGATAACCACGATAGACATTGCAGGATGCTTATCGAAAAAGATGCTTTCCATCAGGACTAAATGGGCGACATCGAAGTAAAAACCCCGAAGGATTGGGAACCTCTGTTTGAATGGGGTACTCGCTCATACGCAAAGCAACGTGACTTCATCAATGCCCTTAAAGACCATTGGGAAGTTCTGTTCTTGGCGGGGAATGGTGCAGGTAAGACGAGGATATTCTATTGGAACCTCATATCTTATGCACTTGGAGTACACCCGCATCAGATAGCACCACCTCCCTTGATGATTAAAGTCCTGATAAACGACTTTGAGCATGGTCTTGAGAAGGTATTCAAAGAAACCTGCATGCAAAAGGCTTATATGCCCGATGGGACTACGGTGGGTAGAATGTTACCGGATAGTGCCGTTGGGAAGTATTGGAGTAGGGACGATAAGAGTATCACGTTTAAGAACGAGAGCGTGATGTTCTTCCAGACATCTGAGCAGAAGAAACGACAACATAGCGGTACAAATATAGATATTCTTGGTTGTGACGAGGAATCAGAGAAGCAAGTCTACGATGAGTCTAAGCGTGGACTTCGAAATGCGAAGGGTGGGGGGCGTATCCTGCACGCATTCACTCCACCCTTTGACGAAGAAACAAAGAATAAGGGACCGACATGGACCAAGTTCGACCTTGTTGACCCGTTTGAGAGGGGCGAGACAAAGAAGGATGTATTCGTAGTTAAAGCTGCAATGCGTGATAATCCTGCCATTACTGACGACTTTGTTAGAAAATTCAGTAGAGGAAAAACTGAACAGCAGTTACAGATACAGTTATACGGTGCCTATCCTACATGGGGCAAGTTGATATTCCCTGAGTTCCTTGACGAAATGTGGAACCCTAAAGACAAGGCAGGGCATCTACTCCCCTGGGACTATAAAGTGCCGTGGGACGACCCTGACGCTCGTTTTGAGATGGCTGTAGACTGGCACGGTAGTAAAGCGTGTGCGATTGTTTGGATGTTTGAGTATATGACGGGGCCGAATAAGGGTGATTTGGTGTTTTATGACGAATTATCACCGTTAGCGGGTAAGGGTCTGACGATTTCAGGTGTGAGCGAGGCGATTAGGGAAGTAGAAAACCATACACGCAGACCGATTAAGCGATGGTGCGACCCTAAAATGAAGGATAGAGACAACGCCCTGATAAGTGGTTTCTGCCCTCACGATGAATTTAGGCATTGCGGGGTTAGGTTGAGTCCTGCCTGGAACAGAGAACCCTACACAGGTTACTCTATTATGCGTGATTACCTGAAAGGGAAGGGCAAGGACAACCCTGACCACCCAAGGATGTTCGTTACGGAGAATTGCAAGACACTTATACATAACATGAAGAACCATTACAACGTACCCAAGAGTAACGGGGAGGCAACGCCTGACCCTAAGTTCTCTGATTACTGCGTAAATGCCAAGTATATTGTTCAGCAAAAGGCAAGAAAGGTTAAACGGGGTATGGGTAATAAGCATAGATGGGGATTAACGAGCTACGGCAACCCATCTGAGTATGTAAACCGAACATATACAACGTATGTTCCGAAATTTAGGTAGGGGGAAGTATGGAAAGCGAGGGGATAAGAATAGAAATCACAATTGGTCCGTACCATGCTGACGAATGTGGAGAGCTTCCGGCATACATACTTCCAAGAATAAGAAAGGTTATGGAAATCTCCAAGGCTCGTAGAGTGATGTCAACGGGTTGGGAGAACGACTTTAACGAAGTTATGCACAGTATGCACATGTCTTTCAAGGAAATCATGCGTGACCTAAAGCACCAAGAAGAATGGGACCATAAATATCAACACAAGTATGTTGAGCAGGGGGAATAATGGGATTAAATTTAAACTGTGACAGGTGTAGACGCTTCATAAAGAACGTGTCTGCCAAAGAACTAAAGGGCATGAACGATGACCTTGCGGTTTGCCCTGCATGTTTGGCGATAGAAGCGAAGATTGTCTTAGATATAGACACGTTAAAGCGTAGGGCCGAGGTTGCATTTAAACGAGCCACGGACAAATACAAAGACCTAATAACCGAAATCGTAGCAAACAGGACAAACGATGCCGATACCGAAGGATAAAAAACACTCGATGGATTGGGTCTTGGTCGGCGGTATTGACGAGGCTGGCGAGGTTCAGGAATTAACATTTGACGAAGACAAGGTTAAGGTCGCAATAAGCGATGAGGTTGGCGATGATAGCATTATTTCCAAACTGCACGACCTTACAATGGACATGAGGGATTATCACGAATCAATGTTGTTAGAACTAAAAATAATGAATACACACTTGTCTATTATCACAGACAACTTAATAGAAGAAGAAGATATTACTTGTTAGAGACTTAAAGGGAGGTTATTTTGCTAATAGAAGGCGGGACAGGAAACGGATATAAAGCAGAAGTGAATGAAAGTCACCAGTTGTTTACGCGGGCTGTTACTGAGTCAATCGAACACTATACAAATCACGACAAACAAAGGGCTTTCGCAATTACCTGTAATCAATCTCCAACAGCCGCAAACGACTGTTTCTTTTGGATTAAAAATACAGACACGGCAAGGGATTTGGTTATTGAAGGTGTTATGATTGGACATAAAGACGCGACTGCTGTAGACCCGGAAATATATATGAAGTTGGGCGACAATGGCACGGCTAATGTTGCAACAGACGTAACTCCGGTTAATCTAAACACCGACTCTCCATATACAGCTACTTGTACTTACCAGAAGGGCGCAGACCTTGACAATGCCGGAGCTGCTATATCTGGTGGTGCTGAGTTCGGGCGGTTTCTGTTTGCCGACACAGCCGGACAGAACGTAAGTTCAGCAATGAAAAGCTTTCCAATGGATGTTATCTTGGGTCCGAATGGGTCTTTTTCGCTATGGGCAACAGATGCCGGTGCAACATATTATCTGAATATTCCAATCTGGTTTATTGATAGAGAATAATTATGGGAATTGACATTAATATCTCTGATGGTTCTGGTACTAAACAAAGAGCCATTGTTTCAGAGAACGCCCTCAGGGTTTCTACGGTAGGACATCCCCCGTTGCTGCAACAGAAGACAAAGATATTCCGTCAGTTTCTTACGGATGATGGTCTGTCTACGGGTTCAAGCGACATGCTTGTGGACGGGTCTGCCGTCTCTGCCGAGTTTTGGGTACCAGCACACGAAGATGACGACAGGTATATCACGGCTGTATCTTTTGTAATTGGTGATGGTGGTGCGAACCTAAACGAATTTGGTGGGATTAGTGCGCTTACAAATGGATGTGACTTTGAATACGAAAACGCAAGCGAAGTTATCACAATTCATGGTGCGTTAAAATCAAATTGGGATTTTATCAGGATGTGCATGGGATTCCCTGCTTTTGGGGATGCGGCATCTGCCTATAGGCTAACAAATGTTGAGGGTGGTGCGGAAGCATACGCCCCTGTATTTAATTTTTTAGCAGTAATGCCGCCACATGGTTTAAAACTTGACGCAGGAACAAAAGAAAAGATTGTTGTCAGGGTAAACGATGACTGTCGTGTGCCTGATGTTTTCAATGCAATCGCTTACGGTTTCGACAGATTTGAATAGGGGGAACATGGAAACTTCTCACGGAACATGGGGACTCAGAACAAGAGTAAGCGAGTCTCCTACAGAGCTACACACGATACTCTACCTCAAAAAGAACAAGCGATGTTCATGGCACAAGCACGAACACGCATATAATATGTTCTTTGTTATTTCTGGTGAGTTGACAATCAAGACAGACATTGGACCAGACAACCAGAGAAACTTCACAACCATTACGCAGGGCCAATCGTTTACCGTAAAGCCTGGAATCATGCACGAATTTAGAACTGGCTATGCGGATACGGTAATATATGAGAAAGCATATGTCGAATACGATAGCACGGACATTGACAGAAAACAGCTTGGGGGCGATATATTGGAAATAACACATGAATCAACGTGATGAAGATGCCATACGTCACTGGCTGCCAAATTATGAACACCTGTACGATCTCAACTCATACGCAAGGCGAAACTACGATGAGGACTTGGAGTATTATGTGGGTTATCGTCCAGAAGAACGCTATCCGTTAGCCTATTCTGAATCATTCAATAAGCTACTCCCTAAAATTATGACTATCCTTAGTCGTTTCATGGATCAGTTGTATCAGGCGGGTACGGGTGATTTGGTATCTGTTAGACCGAGGAAGCGGCAGGATGTAGAACGTGCGCCACGGGTTCAAGGCTTGCTGAATCAGCAACTTGAGTGTCTTAACGACATAGACTCTCACGGCGGTAGCTACCTGTTTAACTTCCAATGGATGTTCAATGCCCTTACATTTGGTAAGGGTATCGCTAAGATGTATTGGCGCAGGGAAGAACGGATAGCACCCAAGAGACAGTACATACCCATCCCTCAGTTCGACAGAGCAGGAAGGGTTGTGGGCGTTCAGTATAAGTCTAAGGTCATTAATCAGAAGCAGATGGTCTATGATGGGCCATATGCTGAGATAATTCATAATAAACTGTTTGTACCACACCCGTACTACAGAGACATACAGAAGATGCCGTTTGTTTTCTGCGTGTATCAAAAGTCTGTAGAGCATCTACGAATGATGCAACAGAAGGGTATCTATCGTAATGTGGGTGAAATCGGTTGGCCCAAGGGTAATACGCCTCATTCGGGTGGAAACGATACGTCTTCCGGTGCTGACTCTATTGAACGGTTTTCAAAGTCAATCGAGATAGAGGGTGCCAACTACTACGAAGAAGGTGAGTCAGACAGACAAGCCCCTATGGTAGACATCATTGAGGGTTACGGTAAGTATATATTCCCCGAAGACGATGCTCCATACGAGATTGGAAGTGGTCTTAAAATCAAGGGGCCGGAAACAGAAGCAATCGTCCATATTGGTAACTATAAGGAAATACTACGTTTAGAGAAGAATACCTACGGTGTAAGACCGTTCTTTGACATTGGCGCATACTATCATCCTGAGATGTATTGGGATATAGGGCTGGTTAGATTGGGCAAGGGCATCCAAGAACAGTATAACAACCTTGGAAACCTGCGTATGCAGAACGCTATGATGCTTGTAAATAACATGCTCATGGTTCAGAAGGACTCTGACATATCGCCTGAGTCACTTATTCATAAACCATTCGGTATTATCCCCGTAGAGGACATGAATGAAGTTGCCCCATTGCCCGTTAATGACGCTTTCCAATCCAACGTATTCCAACAGCAAGAGCAGTTTTTCACGGAAACACTGGATGATATGCTTGGGATGTATAAGTACGGACAGGGTGGTACTCCTGACCGACAAGAGCATGTTGGAACGATTATGTCCCTACAATCACTTGGAGAAGCAAGAACCAAACTCTTGATGATGACGATGGACCATACAGGCTTTAGACCCATGCTTAAACACATGATGCGCCTGAACATGTTCCATCTACCTGACGAACACGAAGCGAAAGTAAACACTCAGCAGGGACAGGGATTTACACCGCTGTTCCCCGGCGACATACATTTAGACTACGATTATTCTGCACAGTACACGGGCATGGAACCTGCACTTGGAAAACAGTACCGAGCGCAACAACTCTTACAGCTTGCTCAGGTATGGGAGAAAAACCCGCACTTGCAACAGCATCAGTTTATGAAAGCCATCATGGAACTCATGGACTTTCAGGATAGTGATAAGTATGTTAAGTCACCGGAAGCATTACAGAAAGAACAACAGCAAGCAATGCAGTTTCAGATGCAAATGAAAGAGAAGGAACACGAATATAAAATGCAAGAGGGGATTACAAAGGAGATTGCTAAGAAATAGGGGGTGGTTTTGAAAAGAATATTAAACGAATTATCGAGTCATTATGCTGACTTTGAGAAGAACAATCAACAGATAACAGCATATGCACAGATGGAGAATCACCCTGGATGGAGCGTTCACAAGGAAATGCTCATGCTTTTACGAGGCCACATAGCCGAAGACTTGCTGAGTAGTAAGTTTACCAAACTGAGTGCGACAGATAAGGATGTTCAACAGAGAGCTTATTCGATGGTCGATGATTTTATTAAATTTATGCTGAATCCTTTAGCGCAAGCGAAACAGAAAGCGTTATACATCAATGCAGGACGGATTAAAAAGGAAAAATTCAGACAGGGGTTTGATAGGGAAATGACCAATAGGAAATAACCCAACAAGGAGAATTTAAAATGGTAGACGAAGTAACACCGGAACCCGTAGTGGAACCGACAGAAACACCGAAGACAGATGATTTTCAAGCCATAGTATCAAAGTTGGACGAATTGGGAATTACCAACGTAGAACAGCTTGATAACACGGCGAAAGCATCATCCGAATCAGGAAGACTTGCTAACATGGTAGGTGATTTACGAGCAGAGATAGCAGAATTAAAAGCTGCACCTGTCGTACCACCTACTCCGGCAGCAAGCGAATATGACGAAGGCGTTGATATTGAATCGGCTATCGGTGGTGCCGTAAAAAAGGCACTAAAGGAAGAAAGAGAAGCCGGACAGAAGCTACAGGCTGCGAGAGCAAAAGAGGCTAACTCTATTCGTTCGAATGAACATTATAGGGTAGTTGGTGCAGAGTTTGAGAAGTTTATGAACTCACCCAAGGGTCAAGGAAGACTCGCAAACGGAGAAACGCCTACAAAAATATTCGGAGAAATGGTTAATTGGAAATACCGGAAGATGTTAAAAGAAACCGCAACGGCAGCACAGGCTGCTCAAGGTGATCCAAGCGCAACTGCAATCCCGTATGTGGAATCAGGACAAACACCGCCTCCGGTAATCACACAGTCAGATGAGTCAAGAACTAAAATCAAAAACATAAAAGATAATTGGAGTGGAAATGATGAAGATGTTGACAAGGCTCTATTAGCCCTGTTGCCATCCGGCTCATTACCAATGCCAACGTGATCTTTAAGGAGATAAGAAAATGGCAGTAACAGGTAATGCTTTAGCTACTGGCACCTACCATGATACCGTAACCGATATTGGTGCGGGTACAGACCGTAGGGACGTTAGTGAAATGTTGGATTTGTGGGCGCATAAAGAAACGCCTTTTTTGAATAAACTATCTTGGGGCGCAGAGTCCGGTGGTATGTCGATTGAATGGATTTCTGAGCATCTTGGATTTGGGTACATCGTAGCACTGTCTACGTCTGGCTCCGCTTCTGCGAGCTTGGCGATTGATAGTGGTGGAATGGGTACAGCGGCACTTGCCCTTGAGCAGATTACTTCTGGCACGCTTCTGTTCCATTATGATTCCGCACTTTCGACCTACGCGCTCTTGAGCGTAAGCGAAGTTCCTGGTGGTGGCGTATCCGTAGCTTACGATATTGTTGCCTACTCCACTTCGGCAGAGGTTGAAATCGCTGTTGGCGAGAAGATGTATATTCTTGGCGATGTAGCGAATGAAGGTTCATCCCCGAAAGCTGATAAGTCGCGTACGCGTGCAACGCTTTCTAACAAAATGATGATTCTGAGAAAGGATATTCAGATTACAGGCTCAATGGCTGCGACTGATTTCCATGCGGTTGAAGACGAACTGCGCCATCAGATTCAGATGCGACTGAAAGAAATGCAGCGCGACAGAGAAATGACCATTCTGTTGACCAAGGCTGTTGCTCAGTCCTCTACCGTTGCGGGTGTTATGGATGGAGTCCTTGGATTCCTGCTCAACAACGTAGCAAATGACGAGGTTGTAAATACCTCCGGCGCACTCACCGAAACTGGTGTGAATAACATGGTAGCGTATCTGTATGAGAACAACTCTACACCGGATTGTCTTGTACTGCCTACCACACAGGCACGGAAGTTCACCACATGGGATCGGGATAAGATTCGTACCACGCCTGATGCCAGAATCGCAGGTCACTTTGTTACCAAGTACCTGACTGATGTTGGTGTTGAAATTGAAATAATTATGATGCGTCAGTTTCCTGTGAACATGGGTTTCTGTCTTGATGCCTCTAAGATTCATCCAAGAGCGAAGAAGGGTAGAAAGCTGTTCATTGAGAAGTTGGGTATCGACGGTGATCGTACACGTTACCAGATTATCTCTGAGTTCTCCCTTGAAATGAAAGGGTACAACCAGGGACAGCATGGCATGTGGACTTCGCTTACAGGATAAAGGAAATACATGCTTTCATATAGGGAACTGATTAAGCACAATCCAAAGATCGGCAATGTACTTGATACAGAAACATACGAGTTTCTTGGAAATTCAAACTCAAAGACAAAAGGTGCATTGCTTGATCTGTGGAAAGGGCATTTAAAACAGAACCTTAAACTCTTAGACAAGCATGGTTTCATTAATGATGGACTAACGGGGTTCGGCATCAATAAAGCTACCATAGCTATTGGTGCTGGCCCCTCACTCAATCGACACACGCAGAGGATTAAAGACCTTTGCTATTGGAACGCACAATTTGAAACAAAGAACCAACCATTTGTTTTCATGTGTTCTAACCATCAATTCAAACCATACCTTGAAGAAGGTATAATTCCACATGCTGTAGTCCTTGTAGACGGTAGCGAGTCTGAGGCTGTCTTTGACCAGTTGTGTAGGAACATACCAAAGCGTGGACACAATGTAATTTTATTTTGTTCGCTCTACACGAATCCGAAGATAACCCGTGCTTGGGATAGACGGGGTGGATTAATTCAGTTCTATGCTCCAATGGGAGATTTTGTTCCAGAAGAAATACCGGACATTGAAAAAAAGCAGATAATGCAGGGCGGGAATGTAATGAATACCGCATGGGTTATCGGGTATAGCGTTTTGGGAAGTAGAATCTTCATGGCTGTTGGTAACGATTTGTCATATCCACTATCAGATGATGCAGACGTAGAACAAAGGCGTAAATCATACTATGCAGACGGAGACTACTCTACAAACCTTGCAAGTAAAAGAGATGAAGCAGCAAGGCAGTTTAAATGGATGGGTTATACCATGCGTGACGACCCGTTTACTGGAAAACCGAGAATAGATTTTAAGCCAAGGTCTACAGTTCAGAGTTTGTACGGATACAAAAATTGGCTTGAGGTAAACATAGGCATCCAAGAAGCATACGGAAAGTCATTTCACTATTATAACTGTAGTGAGGAAGGTATTTTGGGAGTATGTGCGAAGGAAAAAGATACGGCTAAATTGGAAGACAAGGACAACTGGATTCTATTAGACGAAATATATCCTGAGCATTACCATACAACCACTTTTGAGGATGCAACATCACACTTTATTACAATGAGGGAAATATGGCGACAGAGCAAGGTAGGCGCAATAGGTGCAAAGTATGCAATGCCTTCGGCGGGAGTGACGGATATTGTAAGTCCCATCGACCACAACCGAAGCGTAGGCACACAGTCAGGGATAATTATTTAGACGACAACTTTTTGTCAAAGAAGAAAGATTGGTACAGGGGAGATTTTAGGGCAGTAAGCGAAACATTTCCGGCAGAAGACTAAGGGGGTAGATAATGTCAGACGAACAAGATTTTTTAAGGGAACATGCGGGAAGATGTATTTTTCCATTAGTTGAAAAGGGGCGTAAAGAATTATGTAACGCCATGACGTTTAAAACGGGTGGTACGTTTCCACCATTTTGCGAACAGCACTTGGCAGAAGTTAGAAGAACATTGGAACACATGAAGACCAAGCCCCAATCGCAAGACGCTAAAAGCAAGCGGGTGTTCAGGGGTGGATGATTATAGAGAGCATTATAGCAATGATGCGATATTCGGTAACTTCACATACTCATCTATATCCGTAAGCCGTGGAATGGCCCTGTCAGCAGTTGCATTATCTGGTCAATTCTTTCCGGTAAAGGGTAGAAAGCGAATACTCGTTGTTGGGGCAGGTAGTGGATACGAAGTTATAAACTATCTAAACCACGGACACGATGTAAAAGCAATCGACCTATTTGCTCCTGATGTTAAGAGAGTTCAAGAGGTTACGCATATCGGTTCGGCAGACAAGATGCCGTTTGCCGATAAAGAGTTTAACTTTGTGCATTGTACGGAGATGCTTGAGCATGTGCCTGAAGAACTATCAGATCCAATTCTCAAAGAATGTAAGCGTGTAGCTGATTATTTTATAATTAGCATAGCTACAAGGGACGACAAGCCATACGACACGCACATAAACATACATCCGGCATGGTGGTGGATTAAAAAGTTTGAAGAATTAGGGTTCACGATAAAGAACGCTCAACAGAACGCAAGGGTTACAATTCCGGTTGGGAAATTTGCTTCCAATATTTTCTGGCCTGACGGGGTGTTGATATATGGAGAGTGTTAAAATATTTGTTGGCAGGGGGTTGCATCCAGATTGGTTACGGTTAGGAAAGATTCTTGAAAACAAAGGATTTACGGTATGCCAAACCAAGGAAGATGCAGATATTTCAATCGTGCTTAGCGGACAGGGGGTGAACACGCTTTGCCTTACAGGAAAAAAGGTACTCGTATATACAGCACACGAATGGGTTAAAAACGTACCTTCTCCACATGGGTTCAATTTATACAAGCCCGTCATGGAAGAATATTATGACGACTTTTTGGACATAACTGGAATGGGAATGAGTGAGGGCGCAGAGAAGGTAGTCAAATACATAGGGGGCTTGGTTGAAGCTGATTATCACATAAGTCCGCATTGAGAGCGTCAACAAATGTAACGCTAAATGCATTATCTGCCCAAGAGATAAATTCACACGCCCACTAATGACGATGGGAAAGCACACGTTTGAAAAGATAGTAAACGAAGTCAAGTACTTAGGTGCTGAAACAATCTCTATATTCGGGTACGGGGAACCGCTGTTAGACAGGGATATTGCAGAAAAGATTCAATTCTGCACAGACAACGGGTTGGAGACATTCATTACTACAAACTCATCCCTGTTAGATGTTGAAGCATCAAGTGCCATAATAAACGCAGGGCTTTCCCACATACGGTTTAGCGCACATGGCTTGTTTGAGAATTACGAGAAGGTTCATAGGGGTTTGAAGTTTGACACATTTCTTAGACATACTTTCAACTTCATTAAAATGAGCAGGGGAATGGTCAACTTGTCCGTGTCTGTAATTCCGATGCACGGTGAATCCATAGACGAGATTGTGGACTTCTGGAAACCAAACGAACTTATTGACTACCTTGAAATATGGAAACCGCACGATTGGACAGGGGGCGTTAGTCTCAGGGGAACAACCAAGAAGCGAAAGAAGACTTGCGGCAGACCGTTCTCAGGACCGTTGCAAATAAACGCAGATGGTACTGTAATGATTTGCTGCTATGATACCAATGGGTTAATGACAGTAGGGGATACAAAAAAAGAATCAATAGAAAATATTTTAAAGGGGGCAAGATACGAGGCCATTAGGGAGAAGCATAGGACGGGTGATGTGAAGGGGTTGCCGTGCGAAACATGCGATCAACTAAACGTGGGTGATGATAATCCACTCCTGTATTCAAATCGTGACCCCGACCTAAACATTAACCGTACATCTTCAACCAAATTTCAATTAAAGGAGAAAGAAAATGACTGACGTTTATACAGAACTTGAAGCAAGAACCTGTATAGCTCCCGGCGCAAGAACGGTTGTGCCTGTAAACCTTCCTGCTGTGGCGGGTGATTATTTAGTTCCAATTCCATTTCGTGGAAGATTGGTACATTGCCAGACGAGCGTTTCAGTTCTTGTTGGTGCAACCAATGCTATTACGCTTACATTAGAAAAAGACGTTGCTGGTGGTTCAGCCCTTGGCGTGGCAGTTATTGCAGCAGATGCAACCGTTGGAACCGAAGATACCGCTACGCTTACAGCAGGAGCAACCGATGATGCAATGACCGTTGACAATCAAGATATATGCCTTGCGGTTACTGGTTCGCAGACTACTGGTTTTTTTAATGCGTTTCTGTGTTTTGAACATGCCAGAACAAGCGGATAAGGAGAAATAAAATGACTAATGCCTATACAGAAACAAGCTATCGTACCTGCGTGGCACCCGGACACAGAACGGTTGTGCCTGTCGTTGTGGTTGGGGATGGTGACTATCTGGTACCCATTACCTTCCGGGCAAGATTGGTAGCCTTTGAGGTAAGCACAACGGTTGTTGTGACAACTAACGATATGGTTATTAATATCGAGAAGGATGCTGCGGGTGGAACCGTGCTGGGAGAGGTAACAGTAGCGGAATCTGGTTCTGCCGTTGGGACAGGGGACACAGGCGTCCTAACAGCAGGATTAACAGATGAAGATTTTACAATCGACAATCAGGATGTTTGTCTTGCTGTTACCAATAGCCCCGCTACGGGCCAAGCTAACTTATTTATGATATTTGAACACGCATACGTTCAATAATCGGTTTCCGTGTCGGAGCATACCCCTCTCTGACGCGGTTTGGGTGGGTGTGACAATTCCCCCGGTCATGCCCACCCGCTTACAAAAGGATAAACAATGTCGATTACTGACTCAAGTACAGCTTTAGATACTGCCTATACAGAACAAAGCATTGTTGGGTTTACCGAAGGTGTATTGACGAATCTTGCTGCGTGTGTCTCTGAAGTTGAGAGCAAGCTGCAACGAGGTACGTTATCCACCACCACTAAACCTACGCTTGTTCAGGTGCAGAATTGGTTGAAACGTGCGAAGATGGAGTTAGCTGAATCAAAGAACTTCACATTCAACCGCAAATACGCCTATATGACGACTACTGCCGGAACCTATAGGTATGCCTTACCACCCGACTATAATGGCGGTAATACACGCATACAGGACACCACAAACGATGAACCAGTTAAGTTGTGGGATCAGGCTTGGTTCGACAGGAAATACCCCGACCCATCAGCAGAAGAAAATAGCGATGAGCTTATAGCCTGTGTAAAGAATATGGAGTTATGGATTTCCCCACCCGCAGGTTCTTACCAACTGGAAATCAGCTATGACAGAAGCGGTGCAGAAACTACCGCAGACGATTTTGAGTGGTTGCCTGAATTGGAAAGGTTTCGTTGCTGTGACTTCGCACTATCAGAGTCCTTTGAGGCAATGGGTAACTTCCAAGTTGCGAATAGGTTTGCCGCCAAATGGGGTCAAGGTGTTCAGAAATCACGACAGGCAGACGGTAGGCGCAAGTGGCAAGAGATGAATTTTCAGGCACTTTCTTGTTTACAGACCGGAACGGGCATAATTAAATGACGCTAAAAAACTTCACTATAATGCCATTGTTGGGTAGGCGAACCGATGTTCCACCCGATGACTCCAAGTGTTTTATATTCCCGAATCCTGACAACCCTGGACTCGCATATACGCACGATGTAGGTGGTATTAACTTTGACACGTCACGGCAGACTAAAAGCTGTGTAAAATCAAAGGGTACTGCAACGTGGAGCAATACGGCAAACGCCACCACTACGAACTGTCTTGGTCTGTACGAACTCTATGACGGAACTAACCGCAACTATATCTATGTAGACGCAGGAAATGTGTTTATCTATGATGGTAGTCGTGACCCTGTTGAGGTAAAAGACTCAGGAGATACGGAGTTTGCTAAAGATTCTACGGATATATATTCGTTTGAGAGAATTGGCAACTACTTTGTATTCGCAGATAGAGCAGAACACACGCCTTATATGTGGAAACATGGTGATGCAACCCTATCCAAGCTGATAGCAAGCGGAACAGAGTTTAAATTTAGATACCTTGTATCGTTCTCCCGTAGACTCTTGGGGCTATATTCAGACCAAACAGACGGTAGGATTGACATAAGATACTCTACTGCATGGCCCGATACCGCAATCGCATCCCTCAATTACCCTGCCGCTAATCAACTTTGGGTTCCCAATGACGACACCATAGTAGGCGGTGCCACAATGGGACTTGGTAACTGCTTTATCTACTGCGAAGACTCAATTCAGCAGATGGTCTACTATCCTAATTATGATGCCCCATTTCAGATATTCACTATTGTTCCTAAGAACGCAGGAATAGCAGGTAACGCAAGCATTGTTAATCTTGGCGACAGGCACTATGTCTACTCAACTAAATACGGATTTTGTGAGTATCGTGGTGGGAGAGCGTTCCCATACGGAAAGCCGATAAGTGACACAATAGAACCCGATATTGCAAGCATCAACCAAGACTACGCCCATCTAATCCAAGGTAAGTTTTTTCCTGTTGACAGAGAAATAGTGTGGACCGTGCCAGCAAGCGCATCTTACACATCAAATAGATTGTTCTTTTACAACGTAGATACGGGGCATTGGAACGTAGAAGACAAGACGGTTCAGTATCTTGACCTATGGCGTTTCCGATCTACCCAAACATGGAACGACATGATTACCGACTACGGCACAGGAGCAACGTGGAATGAACCGGGAAGTACACCTTGGTCATATTATGCCGCAGTTCAGGATGCTCTGGTGCTTGGGAAGGACGATGGCATAGCTTACTACAGAACGGGCGAATCAGATAGCGGAAGCGACTTTGATGGATATAGAGTAGAACCTATATTCTCGTTTGGCAACCCACGAAGACAAGATTCCATACAGGAAATATGGTTCAGCTTGGCAGAGCGAGGCACCTTTTCCATAGACGTATATCATCGAAGTGGCGAAACTACGGGTGAGGTAAAAACCGCTGCATGGGTAAGTGTAGGTTCAATAAGCGCAGATAATCCAACCGAACCAAAGGTTGATATAAATAGTAAAATGAGCAGGTTACACCAGATTAAATGGGGATGTAATTTGCAGAACGAGAAATTCAACGTGAATAGAATCACGGTCAAGTATAACGAGGGGTCTATTTATTAATGTATCCACCACCTGAAACAGATAACCTAACAGATTTAAGGCAATGGTCGGAGGAGTTTTACGACTATTTTATGACATGGAAGGATAGAAAGGTTTTTTCAAGTAAAAACTATCCAGACAATAGCGCAGCAGACCAAGGTGTAACCGGATCAAACAACACAATAAAATATTATGTTGATAAAATAGGAAGTGATTCGGCAACTATCGTCTTAGAGCATACGGGAGAGGATTCGACAACCACCTACACGCTCTCTACAAGCGAAACGATACCATCTAATATCACGCTTGAAATTCAAAATGGCGCTGTTATTTCTATTGCAACCACAAAAACGCTAACCATTAATGGTGGTCTACGCTCAGGCATAAATCAAATTTTTAGCGGGAGTGGAACGGTAGCATTTGGAACTGGTATCACAAGAGAGATATTTCCACAATGGTTTGGATGCGTAGGGGACGGTGTTACAGACGATACGGCTTTATTTCAAGTGGCACTTGATTCATCCCCAGCCTATTCAAAGTTTACAGCCATAGGTACGTTTAAATTTACTAGTTTTGTATATTTAAAAAAAGATGATGTTACCTATGACTTTAATGATGCGGTGTTTACTGGTACAGCAACCACAATTATAGGTGATTATGATTCTCCATCGCTACCTGTATATAGAATAAGGGGATATGGTGGTCAATGGAGGCCGTCTGCAACTGCTGAGGCGTGGCCGACTGCAAGCAAAAACTGCCTTGCTATTTTACACGCAGAAGACTTTGTGTGGTATAATCCAAGAACTTATCCAAAGCAAGGTGCAAGGGGGTTGTCTATACAAACTGCCGATGTTGTTGGGACTTCTCCTTATGAGAACATAAAGAATATTCGTATTTATGGACTTGAAATTCATGGTGAGGCACTTTCAGATGGTCTTGATATAGGATCTGAGGGTTATGGCAATATGATTCAGGATGTTTATGTTGAGGGCATTATAAGTGGATGCTATCGGGGTCTACATATATATAACGATCTTAATTTAACCAACGATAACATAAGTTTAGACATTCAACTTGTAGATGTCTATAATACATTGGCGGATGTAAACGCACTAACGAACTCTAACATAAGAATCAATGCAATAGGCGAGACAATAAACGGTTTTGATGCGTATCAAGTTACCAATTGTCACTTTGATTTAAAAATATATGGAGTTGGTGCGTCTTTAGCAACGGCGGTAAGTTTTTATGAAACCGCCACTCCATACATTTGTGAGAATACAGCAAATATTAGCATAAGAGGTGCGTGGCCAATTGGACTTAGTGCTGCATTGGATGGCATGACCTATTCGACGGTTTCGATAGATAGTGCGCTTTTGGGAATATATGATGAATGTACCGGAAAGCATTATTTTGGTTCTGTTGCCTTTAAAAATTGTACCGCAAACGGTTCATATAACAACTGGAATACACCTATTGTTAGCAGCCTCTCTCTTGTCAATGAAGTTGTAGGGGCAAATCTTGTATTGAATGGTTCTGATTGGGTTAGTGCGACAGGGACAACGCCACCGACAAAATGGGTAAAAACTGGAACCGTTACAGACTTTACCATTGATGATGAGACATTGAAAATAACAGCAGGTGACGCAGACGTTGGAATATATCAGACAGTTGCAGTAGAAGCATCTACTTTGTATACGTTTTCTTTTTCATACAAGAACACAGCCGGAGACTTAGCCGCAACCAGAGTTTATGATGTCACTAACTCAGGAGATATTCTTGCACAAACTTCATTAACAAGCAATACTAGTTTATTTCCATATTCATATTCATTTACTACACCAGCGGGATGCGTGTCTATTTTTTTATTTCTCTATGCAAAAGCAAACACGGATATAGTTTGGTTCGATTCTGTTAAACTATATCAGACAGTATCCCTTCCGTCTGCCGCAAACAATGCAGCAGCTATAGCCGCAGGATTGGCAGTTGGTAGTCTTTATAGAACAGCAAATGATCCAGCCTTGATTTGTGTGGTGCTTTAATAAGACTAAATACCCAAATATAATGGCTGAAGTATGATGGAACAATGCTATATAAAATAAGCATGAACCTCGAGTACAAAGGGAGAATATAACATGGCAGAATACAGCATAGAGGACATGGCTTATGCTGCGGGAATCGTTGATGGCGAGGGGTGTATATATTTAGATAAGCATCAGGATAAACGTGGAAATCGAAGCATGGCCTATGTCCTTAGGGTTAAGGTTGCCATGACAGATTTTGATGTACCATTCTGGTTTGAAAAAATGTTTGGTGGGTGGGTTGGTTATAATAATTTTGACAATGATCCTACAAGACGACCACAGGCCATATGGGGCATGGCAAGTACACAAGCAATAGAATTTTTAGAAATTATTGAACCCTATATAAAAATAAAATTACCACAAATCGACATTGCTTATTGCTTTGGCCAAACAATATCAAAGAAAAAGGGAAGACACAAAAAACTTTCTTCAAATATTCTTGAAGCAAGAGAAATACTATACAAGAAAATGAGAAACGCAAATCAAAGGAGAATATAACATGGCTCCGTGGAACGCAGATAAGCCAGCTTTAGCAAACTCAATAGCAGACGACATACCGGACATTGAGGAGAACTTTGAATATCTATACGATATTATTAACGGTGTTACAGCATCTGCAACAGAGTTAAACTACAACGACATCACTACCCTCGGAACATCACAAAACTCTAAGGTGGTTACACAGAATAGTTCTGGTGCTATTGTTATAGGCGCTACTTCTGGTAATGAAACCATTGATATTGCTTCGCATGATTTGGTTGATGGTGGGTTAAAATTAGGTGGAACATTAGTGACTGCATCTGCGGCAGAAGTGAACATACTTGACGGTGTTACAGCATCAACCGCAGAAATTAATACCGCTTCCGATGGTATATCCAACCCACCAATTTGCGGAGACGCAACGGCTGGAAGGGTTCTAAGATCATCATATTTTCATATTGAGAACGGAACAGATGCAGCCCACTTAAAATGTACTATGGGTAATTTATTTAATGGAGATGTTGTATCAGAAGTTGATAATATTGGAAAGGACGCTGTCTCAACTGGAGGTTATTCGTTAAATGTTGGTGGCACACAACTATCAATAGAGAAAGCCAATTTGACGGGGGATGCCGTAGCGGTGTTGAGCATAACCGTTTTTAATAATTTGTCTGCCGTAAGCATATATGTTTTAGGGAGTGTAAATTCTGGAAATATTGTTTTAGAATTTGAAACAAACGATCTAACAACACTTGTAGACACGGGGATTATTAAGTTGGCAATTACATATCTAACTACAGAGTAAGACAAGGACAGCATGGATGGTACTTTCCTGTAGTAATGTAAGACAAAATACAAGTACCCCAACAACCATATCCGAGTTGGAGTTAAGGAGTAAATAATGGGCATAGACTATGGTGCAGGTGGAGACTATACGGGCAACGAAGACTATATGGGTGGATTTGATGAAGGTGGTGGTGGTGGTGGTGGCACTGGTGTTTTTGGTGAAGGTTCTTGGGATTTTACTGGTGCTGGATTAGACCCAATTACAGGACTTCCTACTAGTGGCGACTTGTCAGATTTTACTGTACCGGAAGACCCTGCGGATTATAATATAGACTATGGGACTACAGACCCAGAAAACCCACCCGAAGGTACAGCGGGAACAGACAACGATACCGTAGAAGCAGGAAATGATCCATATGCTGGCGATAACGATGGAAGCGATAGCGCTGGCGATGGAAGTGGCGACAATGGCAACCTTAACCCAATAGACGCACCATATACAGGTACACCCCCTGGACCGCCGCTAGTGGACCCAGAAGACCCAAACAATAGTCCCGGAATTGGTACACTTGAAGAACAAGATATTGTCGAAACAGTCGATGATAACAATCTTGGGGAAGATGGCAGTAATAATAATGATGCAGCAGAACCTCCGATAACCCCACCAGAAACCCCATCTGGAGATGACACAGTGAATGATACATGGACATACGAAGACTTTTGGGCTAATAACTTTGGACCCGAAGGACAGAACACATGGGGTCAGATGTTCGATGGTACATACCAAGAGAACATGCCTCAGTTCGACCCGACATCCAACATAGGCACACTTGCAGAGGCGGGTGCGGGTATAGAGATGTATGATGTACCCGACCAACTTGATTACTACAGCCGATTTATGAACGAAAATCCCGCATGGGACCAAATGGCACAAGAGGGTCAGAGCAACCTCATGGAAACGCTTGGTCAGTATGGCGGTAGTGCGTCAGGTGGATTCTCGGGACAGCAAGCGGCAGGGTTGGGTAGATATTGGTCTGACAATAACGTAGACCAATGGAACTCAGCACAGCCCTATGTGAACGCACAATGGTCTGGTGACGTTGGTAGAAACATCTCTGATTGGCAACAGAAATGGCAAACCACCGAAAAAGATTATGGCAACGCATGGAATACAGAACGATTAAACTACGGTTCCGACTTAGCCGCATACCAACGACCATATGACTTAGCCTCACAGGTAGTTCCCGGCCATATGAATAGGTATGTGCAATCGTCCGGTGAGGGTGGGGGCGGTACTGATTGGGGCGGTCTTATTGGTGGTATAGCGGGCGGCGTAGGTGGGTATTATCTTGGGTCACAAGGTGGCGTAAATCCCGCTGGAGGAATGTACGGCGGGGCGACAGGGTGGCAATTTGGTAGTGCTGCAGGGTCAGAACTATTTAGTTAAGGAGTAATTATGCCTACAAGAGCGCAGAGTCAAAGAAACATGCAGAACATGGGTCAAGCCATATGGCAATGGGCTATGTATAAAGATAAAGAAAAGAAGCAAACCGAATTAAAACTTGCAGAGGTTGATGCTAAGCTAAAGCTACGCCAACAAGACCTTGATGATAGAGATAATAGCCGTCAATTTAAGCTAAAGGCACTTGAGCTTGAGGACAAGATACAAAAGGCAGAGGCGGGTGAAGATGGTTCAACTTACTTCCCAAGCGCAGGTAGGTCGTATAAGAAGGCCGATGAACCGGAAAATAAAGTAACACCTGCGTACATAACCAACGAAGACGGAACCAAGAAACAGATTGGATATTTTGCAAATGGTCAATTCAAAGAATCGAAAGATATAAAAGAAGCATATACCATAGGGCAATTCAAAGAGTTTACGGTTGGCGATAAAAAGATAACCAGAAAATACCTTGGAAACGAAAAGTGGGAAGACACGGATGAAGCTCCAAGATATAAAACGGGAACAGAGGTAAATGTCAACGTAGACAACGTGCCAAACGAGAAGTTGACAAAACCAGCAGTTACATCTGTTCAAAAGAGTGTCATGGGACTAACTCAACAGTTATCTGACTTGAAATTATTGGGTTCACAATATCAAGAGGAGTTCTTAACGATACCTGGGAAAGTAAAAAATTCCTTGCTAAAACTTGGAGATAAAATTGACCCAAAGCTATTGTCACCAGAACAGAGTAAATCTCTTGGGCAACGCAGGGTATTTGTGGAAAACATAGAAAAGATATTCAATGCGTATAGGAAGGAAATAACTGGCGCACAAGCTGCAATGAAAGAAATCAGCATGTTGAGAATGTCTGTATTAAATAAGGAGCTATCTCCAAGTGAGTTCAAGGCAAGTTATGCAAACTTTGAGAACAACCTAAAAAGAGTAATACGCCTTAAGCAAAAGTTTTTAAGAAAGGGTTTGTCAAACGACCCAATAAAACATGCAGACGGTTCGGTAACGTCACAAATTGGAGATGCAATAGATGCAGTTTGGGGCGAAGAAGAAATAGACGCTGATGGCACAGACAGAGATGCGAGAGCAAACGACCTATTAGATTACTACACTGGTCAATTAGGAATAGAAGCTGGAACAGCAAAGCGATTGGTTGGTAAACAACTATTTAGCGAAGGTTATAAATAATGGCTGATGAACAAACCGAACAGGTAGATTGGGGAAAGGCTATAGAGGAGTTTGCTGCACAAGCAAAAGAAGAACAAGAAAAGAAGAAACCTTCTAAGCCACCAAAAGATGAGCGCATGGAATGGGCAGATGTTTTTTCTGGGGCATTAAAAAACACCCCAAAAAGCACACTTAATTTCCTTGGAGATATTTGGCAATCAATTAGGCATCCGATTGAGACAGGAGAAGCTGTTGTCAATTTTGCCATTGGAACCGGACAAAGACTATTTGTTCCTGGAGAACAGCAAAAGGAGAAATATCTCGATTCTATGATTGACCATTTCAAGGACAGATACGGTGGTATAGAAGAAACAAAGAAAACGCTTGCAGAAGACCCTACTGGATTTCTTGCGGACGCATCATCTTTTGTAATGGCGGCTGGTGCGCCAATGCGGTTTGGAAAGGTTGGTCAGGTTGGTAAGAAGGTTAGAAAAGCAGGTTCACTCCTTGACCCAATGACAGTATTAAAGAACCTAACGCTACAGGGAGCAAGCAAGCTAGTACCAGAGATATTGCCGAGGAAAATGTATCATAGTGGATTGAAAGCATCAACATCCCTTCCACAGAAAACAAGAAAACTAATTGGGGATACTGCGCTTAGGGAAGGCATAATGATTGACATTAAGGGGCTTGATAAACTTAATGGATACATAGAAGAAATTGGAAAAAGGGTTGATAGGGTTGTTGACCAAGCGTCAGAGTATGGGAATGTTGTCTATGTTAAAAATCTATTCAATGAATTTGATTCGATAAAAAAAGATCATGTTCTTACCGCAGACAACACCAAAAGCCTTAGAGCTATAGACAAGGTTAAAGATGACTTCCTAAAAACAATGGCAGAACAGGACAAGCTAATAATAACGGCAACGGAAGCCCAAACGCTTAAAAAGAATATTTATAAACAATTGGGGAATAAGTATAGCGAAACTATGTATCATCCAGCATCTGTGTCTGCACAAAAGGCAATTGCAAGGTCATCAATGGAAGCCCTAAACGAGATGCACCCAGAAATAAAACGACTCAACGAAAAGAATAGTGCGTTTATAAAATTACGAGAAGAAATTGACAAAAGTGCATCTCGTATTCAAAATAGGGACTTGTTCGGAATCTCTACACCAATGAAGTTTGCCGCAGGTTCTATGATTGGAGATGTTCCTGGCGCACTCGCAGGATTAGCCCTTGGCGTATTAGACACACCACAAGTAAAGGCACGGCTTGGAATTGTCTTTGAAGCATTAAGAAAAAGAAAAATAAAGGCAACCCCAAATGCTACAGCGTTTAGGATGGGTCTATACCAAACCGGAAGACTATCAGATAGAACAAGAGACTACGAAGGAGCAACACAATGAAATTTATCGCACTAATAACATCACTACTCATATGCCTTGCCATCCCCGCATATGCCGCAAACAGCGTTACCACTAACGTAAAGTACTTTGACGCTACATCTGGTGCCGCAATCACGGGTACGCTTAAAATTGTGGCAATCTATTGGACATCTAACGAGGGCGCAGGGGATGACATAGCCGCTGACGATGACTTTCTACTTAGCGATACGGACGGCAACATTATCATTGGGAAACGAGCAGAGGCGGCAGGGGATGACCTTGGCATAGTATTCCCGCAACCCTTGGTAGTGAATGGGATAACCCTAACCACATTGGACGGTGGCGTATGTTTCGTATATGTGCAGTAGGATTGATTATACTCTCCCTGTTTATCGTGGGGTTTGTAGGCGTGAATACGGGAACTAAGACAGGTGCGAGTGGTGGGAGTGGAGGGAGTGGTGCCTGTGGTGCAGGATTTACCGAACTAACAGGATCAGACACAAATGCAATTACGGATTCAACAGGAGGTTCGATATGTTGTCCAGATTAAAGAAAATATGGAAATGGTACGCCTTGGTGTTTGTGCTGATAGCTGCGCCATTCGTTTACGCTAACCTCACAAGCCATACAGAGGCGTTGCTTGATACGTTGCTTCTTGCGATAGACGCTGATTACGATGGGGCGATTGCCGATGAGACGTGGTACACGGGGAAAGAGGATGCCCTTGATGACTCAGCCGGATTACTCGCTGCCCTTGATGACGAGACAGGCACAGGCGTTGCTGTGTTTGGCACTTCTCCCATGATTACAACGGGACTTGAGTTAAATCATGCATCCGAAAATACCTTAACCGCAGCAAGTGGTGAGTTGTCTATTGAGGGCAATCAGTTATATCGTGCAGGCGGCACAGACGTAGCCCCCGCAGATGGCGGCACAGGAACAGATCTATCCGGCACATCCGGCCTAATGGGCATGAACGCAGGAACGTATGTAGACATCGACACCGCAGAAGAGCTTGAAACCTATTGTGTGTTGGGTGCATACGCAGACACTTTGTTAAACACCACAAGTGAAGCTGATTTCAAGAGTGATGTAAATGCTGAAGCGGGTGTTGATTTTCAAGCCTACGATGCTGATTTAGCTACCCTTGCAGCACCTACTATATGGAAATCATTTTACTCAAACGGAACGAGTGTTATAACCGAATTAACCCTTGGTGCAAATGGAACATTCCTTGAATCAAATGGTTCGAGTGCTGCCCCTGCTTATCGTGTAATTCAGCTTGAGGATATTAATGATATTTCTGGTGTTGCAGCAGATCATGCAGGATATTTATTACAGAAGGATGGTGATGGGACATACTCGTTCACGAACAGCCTAT